TAAGAAAAAAGATAGCAGAAATTCAACCGGATGTTGATTTAAAACACACAGTCGAGGATAATAATGGGGACCTCGTAGAAGTACCAATACCCATTGGGATCAACTTTTTTTGGCCTGACGTCGAAGTATAGGACCTCCCTATTTTCCCAAATACATGACCTAGTGTTCCATGGCGGCGGTGGATTTAAACACTCAGAAGTATACAACATGCCTATTTGGATGAGGAATTTTCACACTCGAAAGATTAGTGAATATAATAAAAAACAAAATGAAGAAATGAAGAAACAAAATTCTCAAATTTCTTCAGAAGTTGCTAAAGGACCAAATATAAATCCTTCATCAATATATAATATTCCGAAGTAAGGTATCGTAGATACCTTTCTTTTTTCTATATTTATTACTATATAAATTATTCTAATAAAATATGCCAGACGATAAAGAAAATATTAAAAAAGGTAATGAGGGTCTAAAGCAACAAAAGGACACAATATATTCTTTAAATGCAGAATATGAACAAGTAGGTAATACTATAGAAACAAAAATTCTAAATACCTTAGAAAAGGTAAATGAAACTTTAAAAACTCAAAATGATTTTCTAGGAAAAATAAGAGAAAGTACACTAAATACTTCTACTATACAAAATAAAGTTGAAAGTTCTTTAAAGAATATGAAAAAAGATTTTGAAGCTCAACTTAAATTAAGGCAAGATATAAATAAAGGTGCTGATATTTCTAAACAGCTTGAAGAAGAAATGATAGATCTTAATACAAGAAGAACAGCGACTCAAAAATTAATCCTTCAAGATGAAAAATTATCCAAAGAACAAAAAGAAAAATTAATTAAAGACTTAAATAAACAGCATGGTAAAGAAGTAGAAATATTAAATACTTTAAAAAAACAAAATAAAGAAAAAGGAAACGAAAAAAAAGATGAAGAAGAAATATTTTCTATAAAAGAGGAAATAGCTAATAAAATGGATAAAACCGGAAAATTAGCTAAACTTATGAATGAGGACACTGAAGAGGGGGTTAAAAAAACCATGATGATGAAAATGGCCTTTGCTATGGTTGTTGATGCATTACTTGAAGGTAGTGATAAAATAGCTAATGTAGCAAAACAAACAGGTTTAAGTGCTAATGAATCTAGAAAATTGGCAGGCGAATTTGCCATGTTAGCTGTTCATTCAGATAAATTATTTGTAACTTCTAAAGATATAGGTGAAGCTTTTGGACAACTTACTAATCAATTTGGAATAAATGCAGACTTAGGGGGAGATATATTACAAACCCAAGTAACATTAACAAAACAATTAGGAATGTCTTCTGAAAAAGCAGGTAAATTATCTGCTATATCTAGACTTCAAAGTAAAGATACAGAACAAGTACTAACAGACACTGTAGACACTGTTAACGCAATGACTAAACAAAGTGGAGTAGCTGTTAATGTAAAGGGTATTATGAATGAAATAGCAAGCGCAAGCGATGCTATAACAGTTTCATTACAAATGAGCCCTGTAGCTCTTGCAGAAGCAGCTACTCAAGCATTATTATTTGGTGCTAATTTAGCTCAAGTTGATGCAATAGCAGGTAATTTATTAGATTTTGAACAATCAATTAATAATGAATTAGAATTTGAATTATTAACAGGATCACAAATTAATTTAGAAAAAGCTAGATTATTAGCTTTAAATAATGATTTAGCAGGGTTAGGAGAAGAATTAGCCAACCAAGCAGAAATAACAGAAGCATTTGCTACAGGAAATAGAATAGAACAAGAAGCAGCAGCAAAAGCTATAGGAATGAGTAGAGAAGAATTAGCAGGAGTAGTTATGCAACAAGAAATGAATGCATTAGCTGCTGATGAATTTAAAGAAAAATATGGTGAAGCTACTTATCAACAGTTACAATCACAATCAGCAAGTGAAAAATTTGCTGCAACTATGGATAAAGTTAAAGGAATCTTTGGAGATATAGGTATTATATTTGCACCTATATTAGACGGATTTGCTAAATTTGTAGGTTATATAGCAAAATCAAAAGTAGGATTAGTAGCAATAGTAGGAGTATTAGCAGTTTTAGCTACACTTTCTGTAATTTCCGCAATAGCAAATATATTTGCTTCTTTATCACAAATACCATTTGGTATAGGTATTCCTATAGCCATAGCAGCTGTTGCAGGTTTAAGTGCAATGATAGTTACAGGAATTGCTTTAGCAACTTCAAAGAAAAATATGAGAACAGGAGGTATGGTTAGTCCTTCACCTGGTGGAACTGATGTTACTGTTGCTGAAGCAGGAGAACCAGAAATTATTACACCAGTATCTACAGCAGCAGAAACTTTAGCTACATTAACAGGAGCAGATAAAATAGCAGAAACTACACCAACACCACCACCTTCAGATGAACCTCTTCAGGTTAATGTTTTACACGATAGTTTTCAAGCAAATTCTTTTATGGCTGAAGAAGGAAGACATATGATGTTAGGTAAACACGCTACAGGAAAAATGCGATAATTTATATGTATAATAAAATAATATTATGGGACTAAAAGATTTAAAATCAACACTAGATTTAATAGCAGAAAATGATCCAGTAGGTAATATGGATTCTCAATCAGGACCTAAATTTCAATTACCAACTGAGGTTGCTTCTCAAAAACATGTAGATTCATTACAACAAGTACCAGGTGGGACATCAAACTCTCCATTTCAAGATTTAAATGGTGTACCTGATCCAAACTTTAATACTTTAGAAGGGACTAGTGATTCTCCTTTCCAAAGTGAAACAGGAGATCATATGGTAGATTTACTTACACAAAATGCAGTAAGTACAAATACTGGAAATACTTATGATCCATCAATTAAAGATTTAAATGGAGAACCTGGTCCTCAATCTCAATTATCTATACCGGACGCATCACAAGCACATATAGATTCTTTACAACAAGTACCTGGTGGAGCTTCAAACTCACCCTTTCAAGACTTAAATATAGATGTAGTTAATGAAACACCTCCACCATCACAATTACCTATAGAAGAAGCATCACAAGCACATATAGATTCTTTACAACAAGTACCTGGTGGAGCTTCAAATTCTCCACATCAAGACTTAAATATAGATGTAGTTAACGAAACACCTTTACCTTTTCAAAGACCTTTAGGAGTAGCAGATCAAGCTCATCAAGATTCATTACAACAAGTACCAGGTGGAACATCAAATTCCCCTTTTCAAGACTTAAATGGAGAACCAGATCCTCTTTTTAATACCTTAGAAGGAACTAGTGACTCTCCTTTTGTACCTAGAGGAGGAACAGGAGATCATATGGTAGATTTACTTAATTCAACTGTTGCTAGTACAAATACAGGACAAACTTACGAACGTTCAAATCAAGATTTAAATATAACTGAAAATGGTATAGGTAATATAACATATTTTCATGGAGTAGCTAATCCAGGAGCACTTGATGGACTTCAACTTAATGGTGCAGATTTACATGAAGCATTATTAACAGATTCTTATAATTATTCTTATGGTATAACTCAAGGAAATTATCAAGCTAATGTAGAAATATCACAAGGTGGATTTGATTTAGATGGAGGACTTCCTACAAATGGAAAATATACTAACCCTGATACAGGTGTTGGATTTTAAATAAAAAATGGGATTAAAACAATTATTAACAAACTTAGAAGGTGAAGGCACTCTTGATGCTTATCCTAATCATAATACCCCTGAGGACACTGGGGGTTTTAATTATGGTAATAGTACTTCTATTTTTGATACTAAAATATTTAATCAAAAAAGTTTTAAATTTGGTGAAGGAACAGCATATGATAAACCTAATGAAGGTTATAGTAATGAACCTTTTATTAAAAAAACACTTGATTTAACTATAGGAGGAGGAGGAGCAACAAATTTTGTAGATTCTTTTACTGATGGCCTTATAAGAGGAGGTGCAGTAACACATTTAGAAAGACAACTTACAGATGCTGCAAGAATAGGTAAATTTCTTATTACAGGTAAAGGAATAGCTTTTATAACTAAACAAGTAGGTCTTCAATTATCTAATCCTAAAATTAGAGAAGGTACTTTAACTAATCCAGCAAAATCTAATAGCAGAACTTACAATCTTGGAGTAAATACCTTAGCTCAAGTAGCTGCATCAGGTACAGGTTTACATGTTAAAAGAGAAGGACTATTACCTACATCATTTGATGGTTACATTGATGATTTAGATAAAACACGAGCAACTGATAACAATAATAGGCTGATACAATTTTTTGAAGAAAAAATAGCACCAGACACTACAATAAAACCACCAACTACAAATCAACCTGAATCAACCCCAGAATCAGGTAATATATTTAATCAAATTGGTAATGCAGTAAATTCTTTTTTAGGAATACCAGACAAACCAGAAACATTATATTCATATACAGGAGGACCTGGATCTTTATATGGAATAGGAAATACAACTATAAGAAGATATATTAACACTAATCAAGGGGCAATAAAAAGAGATAAATTTATATTTAAAGATATTATTGTACAAGATAATGGTTTTCCTATAGTAACTCATTTTAATATTACTAAAGATAATATTAATTTTTTAGGTCCAGATTTAACTTTAAAAGCTTTTTATGAAGGAAATAATGAATTTGGTGAAGTAAATTTATCAACAGAAGAAGGACAAGAAGCAATAGATGTAGGAGTGCCTTTAAAAGAAGATAAAGTTTTTACTGCAAAACGAATAAAAGAAGGACCAGCACACGAAAGATTTAATAGATTACAAACATCAGATTCTCCTTCAATTCAAAATTATTTAAAAATCATAGGAAGACCAGGTTTTGATTATCAAAAACAAACTGACTTTAATAAAAAATTTATTAGAGAAGAAAGAATAAACACTGGAAATCCAGGAGCACGAGAAGATGATCCTCATCTTAAATTTAACACAAAAGAAGGAGAATCAGCATATAATGTTTATTCTTCTAAAAAAATAGATATGGTAAATATGTTTGATATTTACCAAACAAGAGGTGGATTTGATATTCCTGAAGTTAGAGATTTAATAAGATTTAGATTTGAAGCAGTAGATTCAGATGATCCTCAATTATCAAATACTATGGTTTTTAGAGCATTCCTAGATCAATTTAGTGATAATTTTACTGGTAATTATAATAGTTTTTCTTATAATGGTAGAGGTGAAAAATTTTATACCTATAAAGAATTTGATAGAAAAATATCTTTAGGCTTTAAAATAGCAGCTCAAACACGCCATGAAATGATGCCTCTCTATAGAAAATTAAATTATTTAGCTTCAAATACAGCACCTGAATATTCTAATATGGGTAGAATAAGAACCCCTTTTATGAGACTAACTGTAGGTTCTTGGTGTGATAGATTACCAGGAGTAATGACTAGTGTAGGAATATCATGGAAAACAAATTATCCATGGGAAATATCAATAGACAGTCCTGAAGGAGGTCAAGACAACCATATGTTAGTATTACCTCATATATTAGATGTTAAAGTTAATTATACACCAATACATGACTTTTTACCAGAAAAAGGAATTAGTTCTCCATTTATATTACCACATCCTAGAAATCGTGTACCAGAACAAAAATGGTTATTACCAGATGTAGCAACTACAACTGAACAAGCTATAAAATTAGGGTTAGATAAAATAAATGAAAAAGAAGAAATAAGAACACAAAGTTTCCCTGTAAATCATACTGATTATCCTGCATCTGAACAAGAAAATAACACAAATAACCCAGATGCTACAACAGCAGGTAATGCTGGTAGTTAATACAAAATATATGCCTAGTAGATTAAAATTTATAAAAACAAAATTCTCAGATAAAAAAAGAATATTTAAACCTCTTAAATATCCAGACATACCTTTATCTATAGAAGATATATATGTTACAACAACAGTGGGAGATAGATTAGACTCATTAGCATATCAGTTTTATAATGATGTAGATTTATGGTGGATTATAGTATCATCAAATCCTAATGTTGTAAGAAGAGATAGTTTTAATTTAAAACCGGGGTTAGAAATACGTATTCCCGCTAATATTCAATTTGTTATAGAAGAATTTGAACGAATAAATAAATAAGTTATGTCTATATTTAAAGAAACCTTTAGAGATTTTGTTTTTGAACAACTTAGGTTAAGAGAAGCTATTTTAAAACAAGGTATGTCTAATACTAGTAGATTTGGTACTAGAGAAGTTGAATTAAAAATTAAAGATCAAAATACTTTTAAAGTAACACCCCCAGTAGGAGCTTTTTGGACAAACACAGTACATAGGCAATGTGTAATTAGAATGAGTTCAGGTGTAAATTTAAAACCTACTAATAATGTACTAGAAGAAGGAGGATTTGAAACAAATAAAGACCTAGCAGATGAAGGTTTAGCTATTAGATATATTTTAGAAGGAGGAATTCCTGAAAAAAGTTCAGCTGATTTTATAAAACCAGATCAAAAAAATAGAGATTTATCAAGTTTAAAAAATATTAAAGTAAGTCCTAGAGGAAAAAATTTTAAAAATTTTGGAAACAATTATGGAGGTGCTTATGGGGATCCTTTTATACGTTCAGATGCTAAGGATGGTTATGGTATTGTTCCTATGCCAGGTATTATTGATGCTACTATAAGAACTAAATCTGCCTATGGTTCACTTCGTGAAGCTAAAATAAAATTTACTTGTCATAATAGACGTCAACTTGAAATACTTGAATTATTATATATGAGACCTGGATTTCCTATTTTATTAGAATGGGGTTGGGCACCTTATATTACTGTAGAAAGACATTCAGAAACTGGTCAACCTTTAGGATGTAAAAGAGAAGACTATTTTCCTTATATGTGGGAATGGTTTGAAAAAAATTCAAAAATAAATGATATAAATAAAAAAATAATCCAAAGAAAAAAAGATTCAGGAGCTAATTATGATGGTTTTGTAGGATTTTGTAAAAATTTTAAATTTAATTCAAGAGCAGATGGAGGTTATGATTGTGAAACTGAATTAATAGCAATGGGAGAAGTTTTAGAAGGATTAAAAGGAAGAAGAACAGGAAAAACATTAGTAGATGCTGAAAATCCAGAAAATGTTAGAGAAGTAGATGATTTAGAATTTTATTTAACTTCAATAAAAAATATAGCAGAAAATTTACAAAGATTTGGTACTTATTCTCGTTTTGAAAAAGAAACAGTAAAGAAAAAAGAAATAAAAAAAGGAGATTTTTTACAATCATTTGAAAATGCACAAGAATTTGTTAAAGATTTTAATGATTTAATTCCAGATTTAGGTGAAAGTGAATTAACAGATGAAAATATAGACAACAGATTTGCTCCTTTTAATGCAAAAGATGGAAAAACAAATTATTATAATGAAAGAAGAAAAAAATCAGCAGAAGCTGGACTACATCCTAATAGGGATAAAGCTGTAAAACAAGTAGCTGCTTTTTATCAAGAAATTGAAGAAGCTTTAGACAAATTTATTATAGCTAAAGGTGAACCTTTACATAATACTCAAGATGCTGTAAATTATAATCCTTCAGATCCAGAAAATTTTACTATATTTAGATCTCCAAGAAATTATGTTAGATGGGATTTTTTAGTAACTATACTAAATAATTTTGTATTAGCTAGATACCAAACACCAACAAAAGGAAAAACACCAGAAACAATAACAGAAATTACATGTTTAAGAAATCCTTTAAGTAATGATACTAATACTAAAAAACAAAATTTACAATATACTAAATATAGTTTTAATAGTCCTCTTACAAAACAACATGGGTTAACTAAGATAACAGCCCGCCAATTACCATCAGAACAAAAAGAACGAAAAAAATTAGGCCTTACATTTATGATGACGGCTAAACTAGCTCAAGCAGGTGAAGTAAATGTTGAAGAAGTAGTAGATTCTAGTTTTAACCCTAATGTATGTTTACTTCCCCATCAAATTGCAAAAGCACAAAGTTTTGCTGAAGAAACAGATACACATATATACACAGATAGAGATATTGGTTTTGTATTTTTAGATTTAGAACATATTTTAAAAGTTTATAAAGAATTAAGATATGATGGAGAAAATCTTAATGAAGATTTTAGCCTTTTTGATTGGATACAAAAAATATGGGATGATGTAAATAGAGCTTGTGCTGGAACTCATAGTTTTACTTTACATGTAGAACATGAAAGACCAAACATAGCAAGAATTATAGATTTAAATTTTCAACAAGATGAATTAGATAAAGATTTATTACCTGAAAATTTATTTGAATTAAAAATTCAAAGTAATGAATCTATAGTAAGAGATTTTAAATATAATACTACAATTCCTAGTGCTTTAAGTGCAACTATAGCTGTAGCTGCTCAAGCCCCTAATTCAGCATCAGATTTAGATGCTGTTACTTTTTCTGCTTTTAATAAAGATATATACTATAGATTTTATGTACCTCCTCCAGATGAACCAAAACCATTAACAGCAGAACAATTAGCTGAAAAAGCAGCAAGAGAACAAAAGAAAAGAGATAGATTAAAAAAGAAATTACAAGATGATATAAATAAATATCGTGTAAATGTAGCTAAGTTATACCTTTATAGAGTTGAAATTATGAGAGGTTTATTAACAGATGATGCAGAAGGAGAAGTAAGTGAATTAACTGCAGAAAAATGTATGAGTATAGCTAAAAATATGGAAGGATTACTTTTAAGTATAATGAGTAGATACCCATTAACTCATCAAAGAGCGGGAGATAAAATAAGAAAACCTTCTGCAAGTAAATCAGCTGTAGTTCCTTTAAAATTTAATGCTCAACTAGATGGAATATCAGGAATTGTAATAGGAAATGTTTTTAAAATAGATAAAACTAGATTACCATCAGGATATCAAGGAGATGAAATAGGATTTGTTGTAATGGGAGAAAATCAAAAAATAACAACAGGAGGAGATTGGGTTACTGAAATACAAGGGCAATTAGTAATTTTAGATTTAGCTGTAAAAGAAGATGTAAAAGAACCAAAATTAGAAGAAAAATCAAGCTTTTGGTCACGTGCTCTTGAAAGTATACCAAGTACAAATCCTGATCCAAATCCACTAGATGAAGTAGATAAAGAAGAGACACCAGAAGAAGATGAACCAGTAGTAGAACCAGTAACTCAAGTAGAAGAACCAGAAAAAATAGCTATAGAATATACTTATGATTGGAAACCAACCTTAAATGATGAAGGAGATTTATGGGTATATAATAATGCAGGCTACCCAGCATTAGGACAAGGAATGGCTAATGTAACAAGCCAAGGAGGTTCAGAAAAAATAATAGAAAATAAAAAATTCACAATGGACAATATGGGAACAATGATGGACGGTGTCTTATTCCCTAAAACAGGAACTATGGTAGAGCCATACAGTGGAAATAAAACAGAAGTATCACAAGGAACTACAACGTTCTCTTCACAATAATTAAAAGATGTCATATTTTCCAAAATCTAAATTAAAAATTTCTCATACCTCAGGAGGAGAGTTTATATTTGCTTCTTCTGGAAAACCTTATAATGGCCCTTATATAGAATTTAGTAATGGTACTTTTTTTGCAGGAAAAAACCCACGTAGATTAGGAGAAAAAATAACTAAACCTTTACCTTTAGAAGATAATTTTGGTAAAACAAAACAAACAAAAAAACATATTATATTAAAAGGTGAAATTTATGAACGACTTAAAAAAACTAAACCAATTCCTACTTTAAAAACACTACCTACAGAAAAAGATTATTTAAAAGGAAATTATCCACGATATTTTATTAAAAGAGTAAATCAACCTTTTGGGTATAAAGAAGTTTCAAAAAAAATACACCTTGCCATAAAAAGTCAAGACCCTGAATATGACTATAATATGTACATTACAGGATATATAAATTGGGATTTAACAAATAATCCAGCTAAAGTTAATAAATCAGTTCTTGAAAAAACAGAAGAATTTTACCCAAATATATCTATTTTATTTCCTATATTGACTGAATTTCAAAGACTAATAGAAACAGAACAATATACAGAAGGAAATGAATATTATCTTGAAGATGGAACTAAATATGTAGGTTTTTATCATGTACATCCTATAAAGGGAGCTATGGTAGGACCTTTTCATACACAAGATCCTCATGAATTATTATTTAGATTTAATCAACTATCTTTAAATATTAGAATAAAATTAAGACCAGAATCAGACCCTACTCTTAAATTTAGAGATGATTATGGGGGTAAAGAAGCAGAAAGAATAGATGAAGGTAGAGGATCAACAGGAAGACCTTCTGGAAGACCTTCAGGAGGTGGTGGATCTTCTGGTGGAGGAACCTCTGGTGGTGGAGGAGGTGGATATTAGTAAAATTTTTCATATATTAAGGTATGTTTTACCTTATAGAAACCAATACACAATTTAATATACTGCAAAATAAAATAGCAAAATCGTGCTATATAGATTATATCTATGGTAATGATAATACCCACCCTGCTCTTGCAGAAATTATTGCAATATACATTTCTAATTTAGATGAAGATAAAGGTTATATTTTACCTATTAACCATTCAGAATGTATAAACTTATCAAAAGATGAGATATTTGATTATATAAAAACATTAGAAAAGATTTATGTTTTAGATAAAAAAGCCGCTTTACATGCGAACCCTTTAAAATCTTATACGGATATACAATACAAATATTACTATACAAAAAATGAGCCATTCCCAGATGAATTTGACACACAAGCTCACACGTATTTTTACCGTAAATACCCACAAACAAAGGTAAATAAAATGATACCTATTGGCAAGCATTATGAGCGTTGTCAAGAAAAAAAACGTGCGCTTACGCCATGGTTTCAAGTTCATGTAGGAACTCATTATGATGAAAAAATTATACCTAGTTTATATTTGTTAGAAAGAAATTCATTAAAATTTAATAATAAATTTGACGAACATTTTGAATTAAAATGTAAAAAACACTCTGTAAAAGATAATAATATATACGGATGGTATAATCCATACACAACAACAGGACGACCTGTAAATAATTTTAATGGAATAAATTTTGTAGGATTAAAACATGGTACTGGAGAACGTGATTGTTTTGTACCTAAAAATGATTATTTTATAGAAATGGATTATGATAGTTTTCATCCTCATTTAATAGCAAATATGATAGGATATAACTTTAAAGATTATCCATATCATGAATTAGCTAAATTATATTTTAATACTGATAGCCCAACACCAAGTCAATATAAAGAAAGTAAAATTTTAACTTTTAAACAAATATATGGGGGTGTTCATAGAAAATATTTACATCATCCTTTCTTTAAAGGTATACAAAAATATACAAATGATAAATGGGATGAATTTCAAGAGCGTGGTTATACAATGAATCATTGTTGGAAAAAAATAAAAAAAGAAAATCACAAAGAAATGACTAAAGCAAAGTTATTTAATTATTTAATTCAATCTAAAGAAACAGACCAAAACATGTATACATTAAGTGTTATACATACTGCGTTAAAAAAATTTAAAACTAAAATAGTTTTATATAATTATGATGCATTTGTTTTTGATTTTTGTGATGCAGAATATAATAGTCTTTTTAAGACACTAGAATATATAGTTAGTGGTGAATACCCTATAAGCATAAAAAAAGGTTATCATTATGGGGCTTTGCATAAAATTTAATATTTATACACAGAACAACCCAATGATTTATGAACAATCGTTTATACTGCACATTCGTTGAACCTAACGAAATAAATGAAATATCTAAAAAGATACAATCTTCTTATAAAGTTCTCTTTGATAAGATTTTTGTTTTAGAAAGTTTAGATGGGGAAAAAATCATGCTTACATATAATGTTGATTTGGGTAATACAAATGGTGAATTTGCAATTGGTAATACAATTTTAGTTCATCGTAAAAAACAAACAAATACTCTTTATACTATAAATGCTTTAAATGAATTAATAAAGAGTTTAAATAATGGGGTTTTAGATAAATCATATTCTATAAATTGGAATAATTATAAAAATTGTATTTTATTAGTACAAGCAGAAGGTTTTAAAAAAATTGACACAAAAATTCAAGAAATCATTAACCTTTCCTAAGAAAAACTTGGTTTATTAAAAAATATTTTATACAATACATAAAGTATAGAATTATTATATAAATTTTTAAATGAAATCAATATGGATTTAAGTAAAATTAAAAGTCGTTTAGACAGATTAAACAACCCAGGTGGGGGTAAAAGTAGCGATTTTAAAGCTAACTTTTGGAGAGCACCAGTAGGAGAAAAATCACAAATTAGATTAGTACCTTACAAACACAATAAGGATTTTCCTTTTAGTGAATTATATTTTTATTTTGGCATTGGAAAGCCACGTATGATTGCGTTATCAAATTTCGAAGAAACAGATCCTATATTAGAATTTGCTTCTCAATTACGTAAAACAGGTGAAAAAGAAAATGTCGATTTAGCTAAAAAATTATTCCCTAAACTTAGAATTTTTGCTCCCGTAGTAGTACGTGGAGAAGAAGATAAAGGAGTTAGATTTTGGGAATTTGGTAAAATGGTTTATCAAGAATTACTAGGCGTTATGTCGGATGAAGATTATGGTGATATTACGGATATTTTAAAAGGTCGTGATATTAATGTAGAAGTAATCCCCGCTAAAGAAACTGGTAAAATGTTTAACACTACAACTGTAAGAGTTAAACCTAATCAAACAGCTTTAGCAGATGATAAAAAAACAGTTGAATCTCTTTTAGAAAATCAAAAAGATTTGGTTTCTTTATTTAAGAAATATACATTTGATGAAATGAAAGATGAATTACAAGGATGGTTAAAACCATCTGAAAGTGATGGAGGTAAAGAAACTGAAGTTAAAGCAGCACCTTCAAAGACTAAAAAAACTATAGATAGTAAACTTGATGAATTATTTGATTAATGGCAAAGAAAAAAATAGACACAAATAGAGATGAATTAACAGGGATACTCGCTGACTCTTTAAATAAGAAATTTAGTAAAACTCACCATAGAGTAGCTTATTTCTTAGATGGTAGTGAAGATTCTCCAACAGATGTCCCAGATTGGGTTTCTACAGGTTCTACGGTTTTAGATCTAGCCATCTCAAATCGCCCGAATGGGGGGTTCCCCGTTTCTAAAATTGTAGAAATTACTGGTTTAGAGCAAAGTGGAAAATCCCTGTTAGCATCTCACATTATAGCTAATACCCAAAAGAAAGATGGTATTGCTGTTTATATTGATACAGAATCATCTTTAAATGCACAATTTTTAGAAGCAATAGGAGTTGATTTAGAAAAAATGGTTTATTTACCTCTTGAAACAGTAGAAGATATATTCGATGCCATCGAGGATGTTATTCTAAAAGTTAGAGAAAAAAACCAAGACAAATTAATTACTATTGTAGTTGATTCTGTAGCTGCAGCTACTACTAAAGTTGAGTCAGCAGCTGACTTTGAAAAAGATGGTTATGCAACACAAAAAGCAATTATTTTATCAAAGGCAATGCGTAAAATTACCAACTTAATAGGTAAGGAAAAAATACTTTTAGTATTCACAAACCAATTAAGACAAAAAATGGGGGCAATGCCCTTTGCTGATCAATATACTACTTCAGGTGGTAAAGCTTTACAATTTCATGCTTCCGTTAGGTTACGTTTAAAACAAGTTGGAAAACTTAAAGAAAAAATAAACGGAGTTGAAGAAATTGTAGGGTCTGAAGTAGAAGTAGCTGTAGTTAAAAACAGGATGGGTCCACCTAATAGAAAAATTCGATATAATGTTTTTTATAGACAAGGTATAGATAATTATGGTGGTTGGTTAAAATTAATGAAAAATTATAAAGTAGTTAAACAATCAGGCCCTGTTTGTAAATACGTTGATAAAGTAACAGGAGAAGAAATTACATTTTCAGGTAAAGATCTTGAAAAATTATGTATTGAACAACCTGAAGTTAAAAAAGCTATGTATAGAGATACTTGTAACAAATATGTTATGAAATATCAACATGAAGATGCTAAAGAAATGGATCCTGATATTGAGGTTGATGAAAATGGTTTATAATGGGGGAAACAATATTAGATCTATTAAACAACGTTCAAAAGGATGATACGTCAAATCCTAATTCTAGAGTATTAATAATTGATGGTTTAAATCTTTATTTAAGAACATTTGCTGTAAATGGTATGCTTAATGATAGAGGTGTACCTATAGGAGGAATGATGGGTTTTTTAAAATCTTTAGCTTATGCTATTAGAGAAACTAATCCTACTAGAGTAATGGTAATTTATGATGGATCAGGGGGCTCTCAAAGACGTAGAAAACTTCATCCTAACTATAAAGGTAATAGAAAGCCAGGTAAAAGAATAACTCGTTGGGATGCTTTTAAAAATGTAGAAGAAGAAAAACAAGCAATGAAAATTCAATTTTCTCGTTTGTTAGAATACTTAGATGCATTACCTATAAATGTAATATCAATAGATAGGATAGAAGCAGATGATACTATAGCTTATATTACTAATAATTTATTAGAAAATGAAGTAATAATAATGTCTGCAGATCAAGATTTCTTACAATTAGTTAACGAAAGAGTAACTGTATGGAGTCCTATTAAAAAAATATTTTACACACCTGAAAAAGTTTTAGAAGATTATGGTATACCGGCTCACAATTTTTTAATGTATAAAGTTCTTATGGGAGATAAATCTGATAACCTTGAAGGAGTAAAAGGATTAGGTCCTAAAAAATTACCTAAAATTTTACCTGATATTTCTTCAAACCCTCTCGATCTTGATTTCATTTTAGATTATGCTTCAAAAGGAACAGAACCTATGCATAAAAGAATTGTTGAGTCGATAGACCAATTAACATTAAATGAAAAATTAATGGATTTAAAAAATCCTCCTATATCAGGAGAATTAAAATCATTAATAAGAAAATTAATATCTCAACCAATAAACTTGCTTTCCTCAAATGATTTTAATACAATGTATACAGACGATCAGATGGGTAATGCTATTGATATACCTGATATTTGGTTAAAACAACATTTTACAAGATTAAATAGTTACGCAAAAGCAACTTATGGGTAAATTAACACAATTTGGACATTCATTTCAAGTAAAAATAATATCAGTTTTAATTACTGATAGAGATTTTTTACAACAGTCAGCAGACATAGTTTCTCCTGATTATTTTGATAATGATGCTAGTAAATGGATTATTAAAAAAACCTTAGGCTATTACAGTAAATATAAGACTATCCCCACAATGGAGGTTTTTAAAGTTGAAGTAGATAAAGTAATAAATGAAGTTCAACAAGTAGCTATAAAAGATTTAGTTAAACAAGCTTATATATCCTCTAAATCAGAAGATTTAAATTTTGTAAGAAATACTTTTTTAGATTTTTGTAAAAATCAAACATTAAAAAATGCTTTAATGAAATCAGTTGATCTTTTAGAATTAGGAGATTATGATGATATTAGAAATTTAATAGATAAAGCATTAAAAGCAGGCGTAGAAAGAGATGTTGGCCATGAATATATAACAGAATTAGAAGATAGATTTAGAGAAGAAGCTAGAAGTACAATAGAAACTCCTTGGCCTTTAATTAATAGATTACTTTGTGGAGGTTTAGGACAAGGTGATTTAGGAATGATAGCAGGAGGTCCTGGTGGAGGTAAATCTTGGGCTTTAGTTTCTTTAGGTGCTCAAGCAGTTAAATTAGGTTATACTGTTATACATTATACTTTAGAATTAAGTGAAAAATATGTAGGTAGAAGATATGATTCTTGCTTTACTGAAATTCCTGTAAGTGAAATTGTACATAATAAAGAACAAGTAAAAGAAAGACTAAATGCATTAAGAGGAGGGTTATATATAAGAGAATACCCAGCAGGACAAGCAACAGTAAATACTATACATGCACATTTAGAAAAATGTATCCAACAAAATATAGAACCTGATTTAATTATTATTGATTATGCTGATTTATTAAATTCTAAAACTAGTAAAGAAAAAAGAGACAAACTAGATGATATATATACTGGTTTAAGAGGTTTGGCTACTGAAATGAAATTACCTATATGGACAGCATCTCAGGTAAATAGATCTGGAGCAAGAGAAGAAATCATACAGGGAGATAGAATGGCTGAAAGTTATAGTAAAATGATGATTACAGATTTTGCAATGTCTTTATCAAGAAATCATGAAGATAAAGAAAATGGAACAGGAAGATGGCACATAATGAAAAATAGATATGGAGCAGATGGTATGACTTTTAATTCTACCATTGATACTTCAATAGGAAAAATAGAGATTAATGAAAGGAATACACAAAGAAACACACCAACCCCACAAGGAGAACTTTCGCCTGCCGAGCGAAGAAGATTGCGAAATTCTTCTGAAAACTTTTTTGGAATTTAGTGGTTTTTTATTGTATATATTGTATTTATCCCCACATAGGGTTTTCACCCTTTTTTTAATCTAAAAAATACATAAAAAAATAATGAATATATCACAGGAAATTTTATCAGACATTGTTGTTTATAACAAATATGCAAAATAT